GTTTCCAATATGGAACCAAAAGACTTTTCACCCACCCCCACTACCCACGGGCCAGCCATCGAGCCCTATCGTGGTGCGTTTCTTGTAGCCCATGTCCTCGGCTGTCTTGTCCTGGTGGCATGGGGTGCATAACCCTTGGCAGTTCTCCAGGATGTCCTCGCCGCCCTTGTCTAGGCTGACGATGTGGTCGAGCTCTGTCCAAATGGTGATTCGACCCTGCTCTTTGCAGCGAACGCATAGTGGATTGAGTTGCATGGCGAGGTCTCGGCGCTCCTGTAGGGCGCGGCCTCTTATGCGGTCTGTCACAGGGGTTGGCTCTGGTCCCGCTCGCCGAACTCGTAGGTGCGACCGTCCAGGTCAGTGATCGTGGCGGGCTCTTCTTCCTCAGCCAGTGCAGCAATCAGGGCGTCCAGCTTCTGCTCGATGCGCACCATGCGCTGGCGGTCTTCTTCCTGCTGGGTCCAGTAGGTGGGTGCGGTCATGGTGTATCCCTGTTGGAGCGCCATCCGACTACAGGGCTTGATCTGGGGCTGCTGGCGCTATGCGGTGCTGCGGCCATCTACCCGTGCAGAAGACAGTTGAAAGGTCAGCACCCATTTGCCCCTGGGTGCACACCGGATGGCTGATGTATGTCGGGGGGCTGAAACGCAGGGGAAAGTCTCAATGTCTAGGTGGCGCCCATGCTCGGCGAGCGGCGGTGCCTCACGGTAACTGCGAGATTTCCCCGTGCTGGGGCGGCCTGTTGCGCTCCACCGGGAACCCCCAGCAGACAGGCCAGAAACGAGAAAAGCCCGCTGTTTAGGCGAGCTTTTGAGGATTTTTGCAGTCGGCTAACCCTTCAAGGGCTTGCGTCATGTTGCTGTTACCGGAACACCCGGCATTTGTAGACCGCTGCATCCTACAGCAAATCAATCTTGTTTGCTAGCCTTTTCATCACCTCGCCTGCCGCCATTGCCGTCATGCGGGACAACTCGGCCTCCAGCCAAATATGCGCCGCCTCTCGGGTGTATGGGCGCTTCCCTGTACCGTGGCAGTGGTTGCACAGGTTGTCGGACAGGGATGGAGTGCCTTGGATCGCCTCATATCCCCGCCCATCGCAGGCGGTGCAGATGCCGTCACAGTGCCAGGCGAGCATTTCGCGGGCGATCTTCCATGCGTTGCCCTTGATCTTCCGGTCGTGGAGCATCTTCTGGTTCAGGTGGTCGCCCAGCATGTCGGCCAACCGGTGTTTGTGGCTGGTTTTGCCCTCGTACATGATCGACCACAGCATCAAAGCCATGGCGTGATCGTCCTTTTGGGCAACCCACCCCGCAGCGGTGATCACGTCCCCCGCCCGGTCGGCGGAAACGTACCGCTCTGCAATGCTGGGCTTTTCGTCGGTCATGCGGCTCTTTCAGGCTTTGATGTACTTGACCACGCGGGTGTTGCCGAAGCCGACCCACTCTCGCCAAATCGCGGCGCTTGTTCTCGCTGAACATCGCGTCTCGAACAGCCCTTTGTTCACCCACTTGTGCGCCATGCTCTTGCGCACTTGCACTCGCCACTGTGTCTTCAGGTTCTTGCTCATGTCAGGCTCCTTTGGTTAATCGAAAACTCGGATGTCGGGGATTTCCACGTTCATCGGCCATAGCCCGCGCTTGACCAACGTGCGCACGGTGTTGCGGTGTGCGTTGTCCCACAACCCTTCACGCTCACCACGAGTCATTGATGCGCCTTGGTCCAGATCGGTGTGGCACTTGTGGCACAGGCTGGCGACGAACACGTCTGACGCCTTGATCGAGCGGCCTTTGCCGTGCCGGGATTGGTTGCTGTGAGCTGCAACCACCGTGCCGTCAGCCACCCCGCAGGACTGGCACGGAATCTCACGGCAGGCCACCAGAAGGGCTTTGCTGCGCACGTAGGTGGATTTCGGGAAGGCGGTCACCGCATCGTCCTGTCTTGCTGGCGATTGCTGGCTTCCTGAGTGCGCCAGATTTCCACCCGGGCCTGTGCCGCGATCAACTGCCAACGCATGGTTTCTTCCTGCTCGACAGCCGACTTCAAGCCGTCCAGCAGTTGGATGTATTCGGGGTGCGCGTAGGCGTCTCGCTCCTGCCCTGCCGACGACGATTCGGGGCTGGCCTTCATGAGCAGCGCCTTCTTCGACTTGCGGAATTCTTCCAACCACACACGTTCAGCCCGGGCCTGGGCAAACAGCGGTGCGGTCTGGATCATGTAATCCACCGCCTTGTTCGGGTCGCGTTGGTCGGTCACTTCGCCCACCCTTCCCGCATGCGACGGATGTGCTGTGCGGCGGCTCGGTTGATCCACTCGTTCAGGCGCTTCATGGCTTCTGCGCACCGTTGTTCGTTGGTCACTGGCTCACCTCCACACGGACCATGCCGCCGATTTCGGTTGAAAGCTCGAAGGCCATGGACCACTTGCTGTCGTCCACCCCAAGCACGTCAGCCAAGCCGTCGATCCCGGCCTTCATGCGCGAAATGCAGCCGTCCAGATCACGGCGCTGGCGGTTTGGCGGGTAGAAGGTGAACGCCACATGCAGGCGGTCAGCATTGAGCTTCTGAGCGCCCTGCTCCTTCGCCGTCCAGCCACAGGCGGCACGGTAGGCGGCCTTTGCCTTGGCGACCCTCGACCAGTGCAGGCGCTGGTTCGGGCTCAGCTCCTTGGGCGGCCATGGCAGAACGTAGGTGCTCATTCCTCACCCCCATTCACAGCCGCAGCGATCCGATCCAGCTTGAGCTTCATGTCCACGTTTTCATACATCAGTTCGCGGTATGCGGCCCAGCACTTGTCACCTCGGTGCTTTTCGGCAGCCAGCAACGCTTCCAAGCGCTCCACCTTGCGGCGCAATACTGCGGGCTGGTTCTGGCGGTCGGTCACGATTTCGTCTTCCACTGGTTGCACACAAAGGTGCGAGAGTGAAATTCCCAGCGCGGACCGAGATTGCACAAGGCATAGCCCTGCTTCGCCATGTCGGTGTTCGACTTGGTGTTTGCGTGATGGCACGTCTTGCAGCACTTGTTCACGCCGCTCTCCGTTCCTGAGCACGCAAATAGTCCATGACCTTCATCTCGGGCTCTGGCACGTTTTCAGGGGCCTTCATCAAGCACCACACCGGCTCCCAGCGGTAGCTCTCGTAGTTCGGACGCCAGTGATCAATGAAGATGTCGCGCTGCCTGCGGACAACGCTGTGAACGCTGCCGTAACTGATCCCGGTCAGTTTGGAGATTTCGTTCTTTGTCAGGCCGTCTTCGTGCTCGGCCAACAGGTTGCGGACAACTGGAACATTCGTCTTTGTCATGCCACCCACCCCTTGAGCATGTTTGCGGTTTCTGGCTTTGTGTAAGCACCACGGCCAACGTGAACAATGTCCCCGCGATCACGCAACTGGCGGATCACCCGGTTCGCCGCTCCACGCGATTCAAGCGCTTCGATCACTTCGGCGAATTGAATGAACTGGCGCTGCTCAAGCAGGGCGAAGATTTTCATGAACGGTGTCATGCGGTTTCCCCTTGCTTGGCTGGAACGTCGAGCGAGCCATGCCGCGTCATTGCGCCTTTGACACCACCCAATTCCTTGCGGGCTTCTTTGCGGCGCTGAATCGCAAGGTGCGCGGCGTAGCAGTGCGGGCATTCCTCGGACTCCTGCACGCCAACATCAGTCCAAACGGTGTGGGGCTCGCAGTAGTAGCCGCTATCGCCGATTTCTGGCTGATACCAATGCCAAAGGTGAACCCCTTTGTCTCGATTCTTTGAGTCCACTTCAGGCATGTAGGTCTGCCAGCCGTGTTCATCCACCAACAGGCGATCACCTTTCACGCCGGGGCACTTGTCCAAGTTTTCGGCGATCTGGCCTCGCAGGGCTTTGATTTCTCTGGTCAGGCGCGAGTAACTTGCGACGAGTTTTTGAGCGGTATCGGCCTTCATGACGGCTCTCCCATCTCCACCACCGGCAGCGCGATCAGATCAACGCTGGACGCCACTCCAATGACGGTGACGTTTTCAACTTTGTCCAGGTTGTAGCTGCGTTGGGCTACCTTGTCGGCCAGATCAGGGATCGGGGCCTTGTGCTCGATTTCGAGCGTGATTACTGTGCGCATACAGCCCCCTTGAAATTCTTGAGAGAGAAGCCGGGATGCATTTCCGTTTTTGCTTTGATGTAGGCGTTTGACGCATCGACATCAGTCGCAAAAACACCAAGGTGATGGACCTTGCCGCCAACGGTTATTGAAGATTTCCAGAGACTTCGCTGCTCACACCAGTGCGCCCCATACAACTTCGAGTGTTTCTTGTGGCTTGGAACCACATGGGTGTTGTAGATATTCGTCGTTTGCGAAACGTCGCGCAGGTTTTCCCACTTGTTGTTCAAGCGATTGCCATCGATGTGATCGATCACCCCTTCCGGCCACCTGCCAGTCATCCACAAGAAGATCACCCGATGCGCCAAATACCGAACGCCGCAAACCCTTACCGTTAGTGATCCACCGCTTACCGATCCAGGCACCCCGTTTTTTCGGCAACTGTTGCTTGGCAGGTATCGATACTTGAGAGCACCACTCGCTGAGTCGTAGTCAAAAAGCTCTCTGACTGCTTCAGGTGGTAGGTCATTTCTTGGCGTCTTCACTGTGTTGCTCCTGTTGGTTTGAGCTTTGCAAGGAACTCGCGAGTTGCCTGCGGCACGGGTGCGGCTGCCTTTCTGTCGGCTTCAATGGCGAGCAGCGTCGGGTCTTTGCCGGGCTTGGCGGGGACTGTGGTGGTGCGAATTTCCGCTGGGTTCGTCTTCGGCTTGTCAGGCAGGAAAAGGCCTTGATACCCGCCGACAGCAGCGTTCTCCAGCGCCGTGGCAAAGTCTTCGCCAGCCTGTCTCCAGCCGTCGAGCTTTTCAACGGAGAGTTGCTTCTGCGCGTCCGTGGCCTCCTTGCGTTTTGGGCAGGAGTGCCATGCGTCCCAATGGGCTCTGTTGATCCAATCGGGGGGGGTGAAGCCGGCAGGCTTCTCGCGCTTGCGCGTATCGACTCCGTCTTCGAATACGTCTCCGAATACGGATACGTCTAAGTGCGCAGATGCTGGTGGTGTGCTTTGCGGTTGCGTAGCATCTGCTGCGCATTCGCTTGGCATCGGCGGGAACTTGCTGACAGCCGCTCGCACTTGCTGCTTGAAGTCCAGCAGTTGCAGGTATCGCTTTCCGTCCTCAGCCGGATACACCCTTACAAGAGCCGCGTTCTCGCAAGCGGAGAGCCACTTCTCAATGTCCGAGTCGGATACCTTTTTCAGCAACAGCGGGTAGCAAGCAGCCAGCAGGAGTGCCGGCCTCGCGTAGTACCGTCCAAAGTCGTCCACCACCGACATGAGCCGGCGATAGAAGACTTCCTCCGCCCAGTTCAAGCGCTCCACGCGCTCACTGGTCAAAATGCCTTCGCGCAGGATGCGGTTAGGCATTTGTGATCTCCAGGCCCATCTGAACCTGCGCAGGGCGCTCAGGAGCGAATAGCTGGCCCTGTGCGACCGCCTGCTCTATGCGCTTACGTGCAATTTCAAAAGCGGCGGGGTCGATCTCAATGCCAATAAACTTGCGGCCATTGCGAATGCAGGCGACACCCGTAGTGCCAGCGCCCATGTGCGTGTCAAGAACCGTGTCTCCGGCCCGGCTGTAGTCCTGCACCAGCGATTCCATAAGGGCGGTCGGCTTGCCGCCCATGCGGGCCTTGTCGTTCCAGCCGGGGCCTGCCACATAACCACCCGGCAAGGTGCCCCACTTACGCACAGCCTTGGTTCTGGCGACCACAATCCAGTCCGTCCAACTTGAGGGGCCATCGCCCGCCAACCGAACACTGCGACCAGGATGAAAGAACGGCAGCGGTGCAAACGCGTACAGACCACGTTTTTCCAAAGCCGTGCGGATGGCAACAGCAAGGTCACTGTCCGTCATCCAAACCACCCAGCCAACGGAGGCGGCAATGTAGGCATCAGCTAACCGCTCAACATCGTCCAAGCTCAAGGCGGCGTAGCCAAGGGTTGCACGGGTTGCGCCGTCACGCGCCTCGTGCGCGCCTTCGTCGTGTCCTGAGTGGCAACGGGCGCTGTAAGGCGGATCAGTGATCACCGCATCCACCTTGCCCAGCGTCGGCAGGATGTCCATGCAGTCGCCAAGGTACAAAACGGCATCGCCGATGGTGACGGGGCTCATCAGACAGCCATCCACACGCGCATCCCGCCGCGCTCAAGTGCCTGCCCGCCTTGCGTCACCACGCGGGCATCGGCGATTTCAGGAAGTCGCCGACAAATCTGAACAACCTGCAACCCGGTGTGGTCAGCAATCTCTTGCGCCGTCATCGGGTGAGTGCGCAGGGCTTCGAGGATTCGGCCAGCGTGTGAGGCTTGGAAGCGGGCTGCACGCCTTGCAGCAGCCTTGCTGGTGCTTGGGTCCGTGTCTCTCGACATAGGCAGGTGTAGAACGAGTTGGTTCATGCTCTCAACCTGCCGCCTGAGGATCAACAGCATGGGTTGGGCTGGACAACTCATCCCTAAGCAATCGCAAACTCCAGCGGTCAAGTTGTGCCGCGCTTACTCTGGTCGTCATACCAGTGCGCCGATGCGTGATCTCAATCTCAGCATCAATGCGCTCCAGCTCAACACTTGGCAAGGTGATTTTTTCCATGTGCATAGCCTAATACGGTTCTGCCATAAGCGTGATTAATCTTAACTATTACCATCTCACATCAACATAGAAAATAACAATTAGTCAGCGATGCCACTGCCGCTCTACATTCTCTACATGCACTTCATTCCGAGGTGCTAACAGGAGAGTGACATGACCAACCCAACCATGCCAGGCATTGAAGCATGTGAGCTGAAAGGCGCTGCTGCTGAGGCTGTGATCCGTGAGGCGAATGGCGGGAAAGTTGAAGAACTCTCTCTTGTTCCCATGCAGGAGGATGAGTTCCACGAAAAGCTGGTTCGTGCTGGACTTGCTGAGCCCAGCGAGCGCTCCAAGCACCGTGCCGAACTCAACCGTTAATCAAACCACCATCATGAAACACTTCGCCATTCTTTCTCTTGCACTCGGCATCGCATCGGCTCACGCCACCACAAAGCCAGAACCAACTCCTGTGCCCACACCATCGGTTTCTGGATCGCAGGCTCAAACCCAGAGCCAGAACGCTACTGCAGGCGCTACAGCCGGCGCTGTTGGGGTGGGAGTGGGCATCGGTGGGTCGTCCACTGCAACCGGCACTGGTGGGCAAGCATCCAGCGGCGGCTCTTACTCTGCTCTGAGCGAGGGCAGCACATCGACACGCATTGCCGTCCTTCCTCAGCCTGTCTGGACGATGGTTCCGCAGGCCGCAGGTTGCATCACGACTTCGGCCCGTTCGGCTTCCGTCGGCTGGTCGCTCATCAGTGTTGCCAAGTCCGACCAACAGAGTGATCCGGCTTGCGTCGGCATCATCATGGCGAAGGCTGCTTACGATCACTGCCATTTCGAGTCAGAGCAGATGATCATGGCGCGGGTTTATGAGACCGTGTTCCCCGGCGCCCCATCACTGCCGATGGTTCCCGGTGCTCGCAATCACTCGTTGTCCGAGTGTGAGGACATGAAGCGTCCACGCCTTGTGATGACGCCGACGATTGCGCCAGTGGCTCCTGTTCCTGAAGTTCCGGCCCGTGCGCCGAAGGTGGATAGGCACTAACGCCATCTAAGTCTGTTTGAGTTTTCGACTATCGGTTTTGAAATAGCAGTCGAAAATTTTAAATAGACCGTAGAGAGTCGCCAATCTATATTTACTACATCGCTTCCCACCCCGGGGAGCAATCCAGGAGAGACGGATGGCAGAAATGGTGGCTGGTCAGCTTTACAGGGTCGGCATGACCTGTAGAGCCGACAACGAGCACTGCGAACTAGAGCTTCTAGTTGTCGCAGCGAGCGCGGAAGACGCCAAGGCAAAGCTTCCGTGGGTCTACGACTTCTCGTCGTGGAACAGCTTCCGCGTTGACTACTGCGCGAAAGAACCGGGGCGCTGCGCGGTGATGCGCATGAAGTTCAAGCGCCTTGAAGAAAACGCACCTGACGCTGTGATCAACCGCGATGAGGGCAGCGTGGGCGTTTGGCAGAAGCCGGGACAACAAGCCGGCAAGAAGTGGCAGGTGGTTGCCAAAACTGTCTGCTTTGCAAAAGACGAAAGCCATGCCGCCAAGAAGTTGGCCGAGCGCATCACTGGTGGAAGTGAAAACGTCGTGTGGGTTTCGGAAGAGCTTTCCGTTTCCTCCGGCTTTGCACAAGCGCGTGATGTCAGCCACTTTGAGCGCGCAACTTTTGTTCGTGGCTAAGAAAGGTTCATATGACCCCCCGTCCAACATGGGCCGCTTGGCCCGCTCACCCCGCAGAAGTTCCGCAAACCGACTGCTCTGGCGGATCGCCATGCACGGACTGCCCGAACAAGAAACAGTGCCAACGCGGCTGCGCTCGGCAGCCTGAATTCATAAGCCACGAGTATCACGACCGCAAGGACCGTGAAGCACTCGCAGCCCAGCCCCCACGAGAGGAAGCCATGTTCCTAACAATCACCTTGGAGAATGTTAACGAGGGCACGCAATGGGTCGCTACGTCCAACCAATCGCGGCGCATCGTTGTTGGACAGCAAAGTGCCCACGAGGCTTTACGCCTTGCACTGATTGATGCTGGTGCCGCACCTGATGACCGTCTCGACGTCGAGCAGAAGTCAATGTCACCGGATGAACAGGAGCGGCTGCGTAAAGCACGCCACCTGCTGTGCAACACCCCCCTGATCAGTCCTTCCGAAGTGGTTGCCAAACTGCTCGCCACCAGGCAGTCCGACGCGCCGAGCGGAGACAAGCCATGACCCACCTCGACCTTCCATTGCCCGAAGTGAAAGAGCTGCCCTTTGATGCTGGCTGGGCACTTTGGGACAAAGCAAAGCAAGAGCAGGACAGCGGCTTCATGTCGCTGGAGCCGATCAAGCCAGCGGTTAGCGAGCGCAGTGTGATGCGGGCGGAGGTGGTGCGATGACTCTCGAATCACTCGCCATGTTAGCGCTATGTGTGTGGGTGCTCGTTCTGCACATCTGCATTCACCAACTGCAAGGCTCGGTGAAAGACCTTTACTCGTCGATGCTGACCATGCTGGACACGCAGAAGAGCCAGCAAGAAATCGATGCGTCGTTGCTTTCAATGGTGCAAACCCTTGCGAGGAAGCCATGAACGACCTTCACCCCGCCATTGCACACGCACTCGTTGCCATCGCACCGCCGCAGAGCTTTGTTCACAAGCTGGCCGCGTATCACGACCTTCTTTCCATGCTGGATTGGCAGTACCAGTTTTCCGACGACCCGCTGATCGTCAAGCGCGGCCAGAAATTGGTGGATCGCGCCCACGAACTGCAAGCCGAAGTCGATCCGTCTGGCGACATCTGGACAAGTTATCGGGGCGCTTCTTTGCATGGCGCACCACAACCGAAATTAGGAGAGCACGCATGAACCACTACACCCCTTGCCGTCACCGCTCTGGATTGGCTGGCAACTATCGAGACGACGAACCGTGTGAGATTTGCGAGCGTCAGGAAAAGCAGGCCAGCGGGTTTAGTGCTGTGCTGGTTTTCGTGGCTCTGGTCGCTGTTGTGATTTGGATTCTGTCATGAGCAACCGCTACAACACCGCGCCTTCAGAAGGCCAGCAATCCGTCCAGCGAATCCTGCGCAATGTACCGGTGATGCGCCGCACAGAGCCGAGCACGCACCTGTACGCCGGCAAGAAGTACGTGCCGTCCGACAAGATGGATGTGCGCGTTCCTGTTGCTCAGTTCAATCGGGGGCGGGCATGAGCAATCTAAATCACTGCGAAACGTGTAACGCAAGCCACAAAAACACTGTTGATCGCGTGCTTAGGTGCATGACCTGCGTAGTTCGCCCAATGTTGCCACCTACTAAATGGAAGCCGCAACAGCTCGATCGGGGGCAGCCATGACCCACGACAAACCAGACGTGATCGTTATGCGTGCTTGCGCGCTCGCATTCATCGCCATGATTTTGATTGCCTGTGGTGGTGGAGATGAACAACCGACTGAACGGCCTGTCCTGCTTCCTGGCGGTGGGCAGGTGAAGGAAACGAAATGAGCGAAAAGTTGCAAGCGCTGAAAAGCTGCAAGGACGCCATGGAGCGGCTGGAGTTCTTCGCCCGTGACGAGCCCAAGTGCCCGCACTGCGGCGAGGAAAGCAGCGTCAGCGACAACGAGTGGTGGAAGCTGTACGAAGAAGGCGAACACGAGGTTACGTGCCCGCGATGTGACGAGGATTTCACCGTCAGCACTCGCGTCAGCTACTCATTCAGTACCGAGCGCCAAGAGGATTCGCCATGACCCGCACAACAAAAGAGCAGCTCATCGAATTCGCTGGAGATGAGCCGGAAGAGCAAGACAAGCGCGATGCCGAGCGGTATCGAGTCATTCGCGCCGCCGGATCAAGTCTGAAGATCTACATCTACGACGACGCTGACGATCCTTGCAGTGGGGATTGGCATTACAAGCCGTCGCCCGAGCGCGTGGATGAGTGGTGCGATTCAGCAATCGGAAAGGTGACGCCATGAATCTTCGCCGCGTACAGCCCGAGCAGATCGATCACGTCGAAACCGCCAGCATTGAAGACGAAACCCCCGTGAGCTTCACGACCTACCTGCTGGCTTCCATTGCTTTCATTCTCGCCGCTGTGGTGCTTGGCTTTTCGGTCGGGTACTGGCTTCACCTTCTTTAAGGGACTGACATGAAACAAGCATTTCGAGCAGCCTGGCGCGCTTTTGTGCGCGAACTCAAACACCAGCGCCACCTTCGCAAGGTGCGCGATCAAGACGACCCATTCAAGGAGCACGCATGAAAGTCTATCAAGCCATCAACAAGGTGCAGTCTGCGCTGTCGAAAACCGGCATCAGCAAGGATCGCACGAACACCCAAGGCAGCGGCTACAAGTTCCGTGGCATTGATGACGTGTACAACGCCGTTGCCCCACTGCTGGCAGAGCATGGGCTTTGCATCCTGCCGCGTGTTCTGGCCCGATCCTGCGAAGAGCGCACCAGCAAGAACGGAGGCGCGCTGTTCTATGTGACTGTCGAGGCTGAGTTTGATTTCGTCGCCGCAGAGGATGGCAGCAAGCACACGGTAAAGACGTTTGGCGAGGCCATGGACAGCGGCGACAAGGCCACCAACAAAGCCATGAGCGCCGCCTACAAGTACGCAGCGTTTCAGGCTTTCAGCATCCCCACCGAGGGCGACAACGACGCCGATGCCCACACGCATGACGTGGCACCGACGATGCCAGAGCACATGCTGGCCGACTGGCTGACCTACATCGGCGATTCGTCCAACGTGGGGGAACTGAAAGATCGCGCAGCCGAAGCAGAGGCTGCTGCCGCCACCGATCCGTCCGCACTCTCGAAGATCCGTGCCGCCGTGGCCACCAAGGTTGCGAAGGCGAAGAAAACCCCCTCACTGGCGACACAAGCATGAACCTCTATTTGGACATCGAAACTCTGCCGACCGACCGTGAAGACGTGCGCGAGTACATCGCCTCCAGCGTCACCCATCCCGGCAACATCAGCAAGGCGGAAACCATCGCCAAGTGGAATGAGGAAAGCCGCCCCGCTGCGGTGGAAGAGGCCGTGTCAAAGACGGGCCTTGATGGCTCTTTCGGGCGGGTGTGCGTGATCGGCTGGGCGCTCGACGGTGACGGCGTGACAACGACCTACGGCGAAGATAACGAAGCGGACCTGCTCCAGACCTTCGCCGCGCAAATGGATCACATCCCCCTGACCGACCACTACACGACTTGCGTGGTTGGGCATAACGTCAGCAGCTTTGACCTGCGGTTCCTGACTCAGCGGTTCATTGTCCATGGCATCAAGCCGCCACTGCTGATCCAGCGCGCCGCGCAGGCGAAGCCTTGGGAAGCCGACAAGGTGTTCGACACCATGGTGCAGTGGGCCGGAGTGGGCAACCGGATCAGCCTCGAAAAGCTGTGCCTGGCGCTGCGCATTCCAACATCGAAGGGCGACATCACCGGGGCCACCGTTGCCGCCGCTGTGGCCGCTGGGCGCATTGAAGCCGTGGCTCGGTACTGCGAAGGTGACGTGGAAGCAACCCGCGCCGCACACCGCCGCATGACGTTCGCCGCCTAACCCCTTATGGATCAGGCCAGCAACCCGGGTGGCAATGTCGCCGCAAAAACGAACTCGTAACCGCTGGCCTGATCCGCCCTTAACTCTGGAGAGAAATGTGAGAGTACAACTTAAGGCTAAGCCTAGATCGCTGGCTATTGATGATTGGGAGGACTGCGAACCGTTTCTAGATAACGCTCGTGCT